AAGAACACTGGAGATAACAGTTATGATGGTGAGAAACTAGCACTATTAGTACATGATGAGAGTGGTAAATGGGAAAGACCTGATAATATATTAAATAACTGGAGGGTTACTAAAACCTGCTTGAGGTTAGGTAGTAGAATTATTGGTAAATGTATGATGGGTTCTACTAGTAACGCTTTAGATAAAGGTGGTGATAATTTTAAAAAACTTTACAATGACTCAGACGTTACGAAAAGAAATAGAAATGGACAAACAAAAAGTGGTTTGTACTCTTTGTTTATCCCAATGGAATGGAACTATGAAGGATTTATTGACCAATTCGGACTTCCTGTTTTTTCTAATCCAGACTATGATGCTATCGGACCTGATGGAGAGTTGATAGATGTTGGTGTTATAGATCACTGGAACAACGAAGCCGAAGGGTTAAAAGGGGATCAAGACGCTTTAAACGAGTTTTACAGACAGTTTCCAAGAACAACTGAACACGCGTTTAGAGATGAAACAAAAAATAGTATATTTAATTTAGTAAAAATATACGAACAGATAGATTATAATGAAGAAATGGCTAGAACTTTAGGCGTTTCGGTAGGAAATTTTCAGTGGGTAAATGGTGTCAAAGATACACAAGTGATTTTTTATCCAGATCCTAAAGGAAGATTTAAAACAAGTTGGGTACCACCAACTCACTTACAAAATAAAATTACAATAAAAAAAGGAATAAAATACCCTGGTAATGAACATATTGGAGCTTTTGGTTGCGACTCATATGATATATCAGGGACCGTAGATGGTCAAGGTTCTAAAGGAGCGTTACACGGCCTAACTAAATTCAGCATGGAGGACGCTCCTGCTAACAGCTTCTTTTTAGAATACTTATCACGACCACCTACGGCTGAAATATTTTTCGAGGATGTATTAATGGCATTAGTTTTTTATGGTATGCCAATACTAGCGGAGAATAATAAACCTAGATTACTTTATTATCTTAGAAGAAGAGGTTATAGAGGGTTTAGCATGAATAGGCCAGATAAAATTTGGAACAAATTATCAACAGCTGAAAAAGAGGTTGGTGGAATACCAAACTCTAGTGAAGATATTAAGCAAGCCCACGCGGCGGCTATTGAAATGTATATACAAAAACATGTTGGAATGAAAAGCGACGGTGGTTTTGGAGATTTATATTTTAATTCTTTATTAAATGATTGGGCTAGATTTGATATAAACAAAAGAACTAAGTTTGATGCAACGATAAGTTCTGGACTAGCTATAATGGCTTGTAACAGACATTTATATGCTCCAAACGTTAAAATTGAAAAACCTAAATTAAACATAAGTATTGCTAAGTATGAAAACAAAGGTAATACTTCTAAACTAATAAAATAAGTATGGCAGAGTCTGTTATAAAAGATTATTTTCCAAGTCAAGTCGTTAGCGACATAGAAAAACTAAGTTATGAGTATGGCTTAAAGGTTGCTAAAGCTATAGAACATGAGTGGTTTGACGATGATCAAAGTTTAAAAAGATACGAAGAAAATAGAAATAATTTTCACAAGTTAAGATTATACGCTAGAGGAGAGCAACCTATACAAAAATATAAGGATGAATTGTCTATTAATGGTGATTTGTCCTATCTTAATTTAGACTGGCAACCTGTTCCAATTATACCTAAGTTTGTAGATATAGTTGTTAATGGTATAGCTGAAAGAACATATGACATAAAAGCCTATTCTCAAGATCCGTATGGCGTTAGTAAAAGAACTGAATATATGGAGGCTATATTAAAAGACATGAGAACCAGGGATTTTAATGATCAAGTAAGAAATGAGTTAGGAATAAACTTATACACAAACGACCCAGCTAAACTACCTGACACTGAGGAAGAGTTTGCTTTGCATATGCAATTAAATTATAAACAAGCTGTAGAGTTAGCTGAAGAGCAAGCTATATCTGTTTTAATGGAAGGCAATGATTATGAGTTAATTAAAAAAAGATTATATTACGATTTAACAGTATTAGGTATAGGTGCTGTTAAAACAGACTTTAACAACTCAGAAGGTACTACTATAAAATACGTAGATCCAGCTAATTTAGTTTACTCGTATACAGAATCTCCTTACTTTGATGATATATATTACGTAGGTGAAGTTAAAGAAATACCTATAAATGAATTAAAAAAACAGTTTCCATTTTTATCTTCTTCTGAACTAGAAGAAATACAACAGTCACAAGGTACATCTAGAAACAGAACAAGTAGAAGACTTGATAGTGATAAAAACAAAATTCAAATACTGTATTTTAATTACAAAACTTACATGAACGAAGTTTATAAAATAAAAGAAACTGGTACCGGTGGTAGTAAAGCTATTGAAAAAGATGACACGTTTAATCCACCAGAAAACAAAGAAGGTTCTTTTGCTAAAATATCAAGATCTATAGAGACTTTATATGAAGGAGCGTTAGTGTTAGGCACAAATAAGTTACTTAAATGGGAGATGGCTAAAAATATGCTACGTCCTAAAAGTGATTTTACTAAAGTTAAAATGAATTATTCAATAGTTGCTCCAAGAATGTATAACGGTAGGATTGAATCTTTAGTTAGAAGAATAACTGGTTTTGCTGATATGATTCAGTTAACTCATTTAAAAATACAACAAGTTTTATCAAGAATGGTTCCAGATGGTGTTTATTTAGACGCTGATGGTTTAGCTGAAATAGATTTAGGTAATGGCACAAACTACAACCCACAAGAAGCTTTAAACATGTTCTTCCAAACAGGTAGTGTTATTGGTAGATCGTTTACTTCTGAAGGTGACATGAACCCAGGTAAAGTACCTATTCAAGAAATACAATCTGGAAATGGTGGTGCTAAGTTACAAAGCTTGATAACCACATACAACTACTATCTTCAAATGATAAGAGATGTAACTGGATTAAATGAAGCTAGAGACGGTAGCACGCCTGATAAAAACGCTTTAGTTGGTGTTCAAAAGCTAGCAGCTGCTAACTCTAACACAGCTACTAGACATATACTACAATCTGGTTTATATGTAACAGCAGAAGTTGCTGAGTGTTTATCGCTAAGAATATCTGATATATTAGAATATTCTCCTACTGCTACAGCTTTTGTTCAAGCAATAGGTGCACATAATGTTGCTACGTTAGATGAAATGAAGAATTTACATCTTTATGATTTTGGTATTTTTATAGAGTTAGCGCCAGATGAAGAAGAAAAAATGCTGTTAGAAAATAATATACAACAAGCTTTAGCTCAACAAAGTATAGAACTAGAAGATGCTATAGACGTTAGAGATATTAAAAACGTTAAATTAGCTAATTCTTTATTAAAGATACGTAGAAAACAAAAACAAGAAAAAGATCAAATTATACAACAGCAAAATATACAAGCTCAAACTAACGCTAATATACAAGCGCAACAAGCTGCAGCTCAAACAGAACAACAAAAACAGTTAGCGATATCTCAAGCTCAAGGTCAATTAGAAACCTTAAAAGCAGAACTAGATTCTCAAAAACTTTTACAAGAAGCAGAGATTAAAAAACAATTAATGCAGTTAGAGTTTGAATACAACATGCAGTTAAAAGGTATAGAAGTTGATGGGCAAAAAGAAAAAGAAACACAAAAAGAAGATAGAAAAGATGAGAGAACTAGAATACAAGCTTCGCAGCAAAGCGAACTTATAGAACAAAGAAACACGGGATCTGCACCTAAACAATTTGAATCAGCAGGTAATGATATAATTACTGGAGATTTTGATTTAGGTATGTATGATCCTAAGTAAAAATTTATTAACTATTATTTTATTATATTATGGCAAAAACTAAAAAAGAAGAAGTAGTAGAATCAACTACGGAAAAAGTAGTTGAAGAAACTACAAAAAAAGATCAACCTAAAGACGATGCTCCTAAAATTGATCTTAGTAAATTTAAAAGTAAAGATGACGATAGTGTCATTAAAGTAGATTTAAGTAAACCACCTGAAACAAAAGATAAAGTGGAAGAAGAGCAACCTGA